AATAAATTGTTAAGAATATATATACATATCTGAAAATGCCTTTTTATCGTATAAATGGAATGATAGGTGGAAGTTCGTTTTTACCATCGACAATACAACCCGGTTTTAGCGAAACTTCTTCGAAAACAAATAATAGAGAAGAAAAAGAAATTATTTCTGTAAATGTAAATGATGATACAGAAACAGTTGATTTATTTTTTGAGGATGTTTCTAAAATGTTAGAAAATAAAGGAATAGATATTGACAAAAGTAGGGATAAATATACACTTTTTGATGATGCTATTATAGAAGAAGATGGATTTTAATTTGATTAAAATAAAAAAAAATAATATAGTTCTATAAAAATGTTAGATAATAGTTTATTTTTTTGTCTTATTGTTAGTGGTTTATCAACTTTGGGAATATACTTCTTAACAAATCGTAGAGAGTTTAATAATGATAGTGATTATGAAAGTAAAGAATTATTAAAAATATTCTCTATTATTTTTAGCGTTACTTTAGCTATTAATTATTTAAGAAATGGTGGATTTGGCGTAACTCCTTCTCCACAAAGTTCTATGAGATCTGGAGAAGCCATGTTATCGCATTCATCTAGACCCCCATTCTAAACAGTATAAAATGTTTTCTTTGGAAAAGATTTCTTTTTTATTCTCATATCTTTGAATATATAATTTTGTATGATTTGTTTTGGTAAAGCATTACATGCGTATTTTGAAATAGAAATATACATATTAAAATCGTCTTTTAATTTTGAGAGTGATTCTCCATTGATATCCATTGTTAGATTTATAATAAAATCAACAAATGGTTGTTTTTCTTTATAATCTTTATTAAAATCAATCCTACAAACATCTATAATTGTAGTCGCTAAACGACACATATCAAAATGATAACTAGGATATACAGGTATTTCTCTTTTTTTATCACATAGTAATGTGTCAATTGGATATGTATATTGTCCTTCAGCTTCTCCGTGCTTACTGAATGTATCATTAAAGAAAGTTTTTTTATGAAACTTGAATATTGATCTTCCGAAATCAATTATCTTAAATATATAACCGTGAGTAGGGACTTTAAAATATATGTTGTTAAATTTGTAATAGAGGAATGTTTTTTCAGTATGTGTATACATAACATTATTTACATGAAGGTCATTGTGAGTGAAGTTATAATGTTTTTGAAGATAATTTAGGGCAAATGCTACTTGAAATAAACATGATAATATGATATCTGTATTTAAATCCTCAATTTTGTCAAGTAAGTCTTCAAGTGTTCCTTCTAATTTTTCTATGAAAAAATGCTGTGAAGGGATATTTTTAAGAATAGAAATATATTCATTATCATCATAATTACTATATTCACTTTCTGTTTCACTTTCTTCTTCTGAAGAAGAAACATACATATCTAAAGTATGTGATTTTCCCAATGTTTTATAAAACCATTTTTCACCTTTATAATCTTCATATTCTTCTGTAATGTCATACTTTACTTCTCGTTTAATACCAGATACAGAACCATAAAATATTGGAAATGAAGGATTTAATTCATTTAAGGTTATTTCGGATGTTATATAGGAAAAAAAAGTATCTATATACGCTGTATTGTTCATATCATTTATTTTATTAAACGAATTATATGAATAGTTACTAGGTAATAGAGGATTTCTATGAACTAAATTATTATAATTATTCTTTAAAAAGTAAAGTGGGTCTAGTAAAGGTAAACATTTACAAAAGACATCTTTTTCAAGCATCGAGTTTTGTTTTTTATCAAAAATATTACACTTTAAAAAAGTATTTGATGTCTCATACCTTTCTTTTGTTAAAGAAGTTATTTCTTTGACTATATACCTTCTTTCTAAATCAATAATTTTATGTGATTTTTTCGTATTATGAATGTTAAAGTAAAGTGAAAAATACGGTTGATAAAATTGACATTCACTTAAATCTAAAATTTCTTTACATGATTTAAATAATTTTATTCTTTCATTTTTATTCCATTTGTGATATTTAATATTCATTAATTAAAACATATTATAGTTTTTTTCTATAGAATAAACACACATTGACGCGTATATTATGACTTTAAATAAAATATTTTAATGTAATATACTATGGCTATGAACCTTGAGTTGCGTAAATTTGATATAAGTGAAATAAAAGATGATAAAGTAGTTGTTCTTATAGGGAAAAGAGATACTGGAAAATCATTTTTATGTAGAGACATTCTTTATCATCATGCGGGTATTCCTGTTGGTCAGGTGATCTCTGGGACGGAGGGAGCAAATCAATTTTATAGTAAGATTGTTCCAAAATTATTCATTCATGATGAATTTAAAAGTGAAATAGTTCAGAATGTTTTAAAAAGACAAAAAACTATGATTGACAAAATAAATAAAGGAGATGCTAGTATAGATCCAAGGGCTTTTTTAATTTTGGATGATTGTCTTTATGATAATACATGGGCAAAAGATAAATGGATGAGATCTGTCTTTATGAATGGAAGACATTACAAACTATTATTTTTGCTTACTATGCAGTATGCTCTTGGTGTCCCTCCTAATTTAAGGACAAATATTGATTATGTGTTTATTTTAAGGGAAAATTATGTTTCAAACAGAAAAAGACTTTATGAACATTATGCTGGTATGTTTCCTAACTTTGACATGTTTTGTCAGGTGATGGATCAATGTACGGAGAATTATGAATGTTTAGTTATTAATAACAATGCTAAAAGTAATAAATTAGAAGATCAAGTTTTCTGGTATAAAGCAGAAAAAAGACCTGACTTTAGAATAGGATCTCAACAATTTTGGGATTATTCAAATAAAAATTTTTCAGAAGAAGAAAGAGTAGAAAATGATTTTAGCGGTCGTAAAAAAACAACAGCACTTACAGTTAATAAATTATATTAATTTATAGTTTTTCAACAGCCGAAAGAATAGAATCTTTACTTCTGTCTCCAACATTAATTTCATTAAGACTAGAACCATCCTTTATCATGTAAGTTGGGAATCCCTTTACTTTACCTTTAAATTCTTTAAAACCTTCAGAACTTTGCTCAGTTAATACAAAATTAACTGGTCTTCCCGAAGATGTTGTTACATCTGTCATTTTTACTAACTCTTCAAATGGAGCAAGCGCATTCTGAGAATGTCCACACCATTCGGCATAAACCATATGAACCTCCAAAGGAGCGCCACCCTGTGTCTGAGGACTTCCACCATTCCCTAGCATGTTAGGGACAGTTGATCCTTCAGAAAGAGAAGGCATCTGCGAATCAATTGGGGCATCTGGAACATTGGGGTCAGCATTTCTCTTAGAAAAAAGAGCATTGAGGTATTCAATTTCTTTAAGTTCAAGAATGCTTCCAAAGTTTGGAGCACTTGGAGAAGAAAAAACTTTTCTCTTATCCCAACCTGTCAATCCGCTTTCTGGTTGTTCCATATTTCCTTGTGGTGGAGGAGGAATTGGAGGATCTCCGGAGACTTGAGGTGTAGGTGGGGGTAGTGGTTCATCAACTTTTTCGGGTTCAGGAGTCTCTTCTTCTATATTTTCTAATAATACACCACCTGGTCCCATAGATTCAAACCCTTCTTTAGTAGCCCTACATAAAAATATTAGTGCTAAAAACAAAATAATAAAAACATGTATATCGTCCATTATATTATTTATATATATATTTTTTTCAGTTTTACTAATTTATTATTTTTAAATCTTCTAATTTCCATAATTCACAATTGTTTCCTGAAATTTTTCTTTTAATTATGAATGGAAGTTTCTTCATATCTAATTCTTTTAGAGCTATATCATAGATTGATGAATAACTTTCTGGATTACTTATGAAAGGAATGCCTCCATTTGATAGTTGCTGGACTCTTTCTGAAATAATACGTGTTTTTTCATATTTAGACAATACAGGACTTGTCTTAAAGTTTTTCCTTTTTGTAGCATATGTTTTGTAAAATTCATTGATGTCTATATCACCATCGCCAAGAATATCATTTACAACTTCTTGTTCATATTCTTCATCTTCTGAATCTGAATTTTTTTCTTCAAAAGGCGGATCTTCCATTATATATCTTCTATTATTTTTTTATTCTTTAATTATATTATTTTCAAATTTATTTAACGATTTTTCCATTTTTGATTACAATGTTTACAAATATACATATAACTTAATTTTTCAGTATCGTATTTTATATAAATTATTTCTGTTTCAACTTTACTATCTGTATTACATATACAATCTTCATTTGGACACTTTATATTTGGATTATCTTTGATAACTGGTAGAGTGATGTCTTCTATTAAATAAGGGTTTGTGTTTATAATATCACTTAATTCAATAGTGGATTCGTTTGTATAGATACATTTTTTACCTTCATCAAAATCTTTTTTGTTTGAACAACATTTACAACCTAGATATAACTTAGAATTTTCTTCATCTGAGTATATGTCCATGATATTGTTACACTTATCGCAGAAATTAAGTTCCATCTTCTTTAGTTTTATATAATATTTATTATTTTAAATCAAATTTTAACAATTTATTCTCTCTATATTTTTTGATAATTCTGTATAACATAGTTTTGTATTAATTCGATAAATTGGAACCGTAGCGAATGAATCTTTATAATATTTACAATAATCTTTTACTTTTTCAACAATTAATTTTCTTCCTACTTTATTTAATTCATTATCCATCTCTTCTTTAAAATTCGCAAATAATTCATGTGGATCAAAATAATTTTTCAATAATAAAGTATTATAATTTTCAAACCTTATTATTTCATTATAGAGTGTATTTGTATGAGATTCATTTTTTTCTTGACCTGGTTCATGATGTAAAGGGTTCTTATCTAAAAGAGATTGTATTGTTAATAATACTGTTGTAATGTCCATGATACTTGTCCATTTCGGTCCACTCCATGTTCCTAGAATAGAAAGACATACTTTACCATATCCACTTGAATGTCTTCCTACATATAAGTTGGGATGTATTCTTACATTATTTCTTGAAATATAACTTACATCTGGGGGAGAATAAGGATAATTTTTTGGAAATGTTATATTAAAAAACAAAAAACCATTTTCATAAAGACTATCTTTTGGACCAGTTATCATAGCTTTCGCATTTAACATATTTTCTTCATCAAACTTAACATAAATACCTAAACCTTCTAATTTTTGATTTTCAATTTCTTTAATATCTTTTTTTAATATCCGTTTAAGGGCAGAACTACTTGACATTTAAACTAAAAGAATGTTTCTTTCTTAAATAATATAAAATTTGAATTATTTAATCCATAAAAAAAATACATAAAAAAAATATATAGAATTAGAGTATTATGGGTTATGCGAAATTACAAAAATTCTTAGATAGATTTCCTAAAAAAGATAAACACACACATACTGTATATGGGGGAGATATTAGGAGTGGTGCATATACTATACCTAATGAAGAAGTAGAAACCCTTCATAATCTTATAGGTAAGGCTATTCATATTAAAGGTGATTGTATTTCAATGGTTGAAAAGGTACAAGATATTACCAGACTTGTTATTGATCTTGATTTAAAATGGAAAGACGAAATAGAACAAAGACAGTATAATGAAAATGTTATCATGGCGATAGTTAATGATATCATGTTAAAGATTAGTGAATTTTATAAAGTTTCAGAAGAACAAATGTTTTGTATGGTTATGGAAAAAGATACCTTTCTTCCAGCGAAACACAAGGAATATAAGTTTAAAGACGGTATTCATCTATTGTTTCCATATATAATTGCTGAGAAAAAGACATATCGCACACTAAGAGAAAGCCTTATTAAAACAGATTATAGTGTTTTCTTTAAAAATGAAGGGTTTATTCCACCATCCAATAGAATGGATGAAATTGTAGATGAAAATATCTATAAAGGTGGAAACTGGTTTATTTATGGTTGTGGAAAACCAAATGAAATTGTATATGTATTAAAACGTATTTATAAGAAATCTTCTGATAATCTAACACGCATACCCATAGATTTATACATAGATGATAAAATAGAACTTGTGAAAATGAATAGTGTAAAGCTACAAGATGAAATTACAGTCGAATATACAGAAAATTTGAAAAGTAAAATGTCAGGTGGTAACCTTAAAAAAAGCATGTCAAATGAAAATGTTCAATCTCAAACTGAAAATATAGAGGTTGTCAATAGGGCTAAAACACATGATATTGAAATCGCAAAAAAACTTGCTTTAATTCTTTCACAGCAAAGAGCAACCCCACAGTCAACATGGATTGAAGTTGGATATTGTCTACATAGTATAAGTCCTACACTCTTATCAGCTTGGATTGGTTTTAGTAAAAAATGGGAACTTTGGGTTGATAGTAAAGATTGTGAAAAACAATGGGAATGGTATAATAAGAACAACAATCACAATTATACAATTGGTTCTCTTCACTATTGGGCTAAGAATGATAGTCCCGATGAATATAAGAAAATTATAAGAGATTCTTTGAGCGCCATAGTTCATTCCAGTGTTGGATCATCTGGTTCTCATGCTGATGTCGCAAATGTTATCTATCATTATTTCAAAGATTGTTTTGTATGTTCTAATATTAAAGATAATTCATGGTTCTATTTTAATGAGCGAAAGGGTGGTAAATGGGAAGAAACTGAGATGGGACATGAACTTCGTAAGAGATTATCAAATGATATTGTAGACGTTTACAATTATTATGGGGGTATATATAAAAATCGCGCAAATGATCTTTTACTTGAGGATGAAGATGCGGCTAAGCTTCAGTCAGATAAACATACTAAATGTTTGGAAATTCAAATAAAGTTGAAAGATTCAGTTTATAAAGACAAGGTTATGAAAGAATGTAAAGAAAAGTTTTATGATAAAGAGTTTATTGATAAACTTAATGGTAAGAAAAATCTAGTTGGTTTTGAAAATGGTATTTATGATCTTAATGAAGCTGAATTTAGGTCAGGACTTCCATCTGATTATGTAAGTCTTTCAACTGGTTATTCTCTACCAGTGGATATTAAGAATCTACCTGTAAAGCTTGATGAAATTACTGATCTTGTTAGTAGTATGGATGACTATGATGAATTAAATGATGCTCTTGAAGACTTCTTAACAAAGGTTTTCCCTATTCCACGTGTTCGTGAATATACAATGCGTTTCCTTTCAAGTTGTTTGTCTGGAGAAATTAGGGAAGAGAAATTCTATTTCTGGACTGGTTCTGGTGGTAATGGTAAATCAAAGCTTGTTGAATTGATTGACTTTGTTCTTGGAGATTATAGTCGTTCAATGGATGTTGCTTTCCTTACTACTAAGCGAGGTAGTAGTTCATCTGCTTCTCCAGAACTTGAAAACATCAAAAATGCACGTTTCGTCTATATGTCTGAGCCTGAAAAAACAGATCTTATTTATGTCGGTAAGCTTAAGCAGATGACAGGAGGAGATAAAATGACAACTCGTGCTCTATTTAAGGGGACTACGCAATTTAAACCTCAATTTAAGATTGTTCTTATGTGTAATGATCTTCCACAGCTAGGTGGTAATGATGGTGGTATTTGGCGTCGTATTGAGGTTGTTAAATATCTTGCTAAGTTTACAGATAATGAACGTTCGGTAAATCACGATAGATATCAGTATTTAGCAGATAATCAACTTACATCTAAGCTTGAGCAATGGAAACTTGTATTTATCATTAAGCTTTTTCAAAAGTATGTCGTATATGATAAGGAAGGGACTTGTCCACCACAGGAAGTCAAGGATGAAACTAAGCAATACAAGACTAGTAATGATCTTATTGCTAATTGGGTTGATGATCGTATTATTGAATGTGAAGAATTTACAACATTTGATGATCTTTATGATGACTGGGAAAGTTATTGTGATGATGAAGGTATTCAACCAAAGCAGAGACCTGATAAGAAGGAAATTAAGGGTGAACTTATGAAGATGCAAGATAAAACGGATTATGGTCTTGTTATTGGAAAGAAAAAGTCTGATGGCGCCCCTAATGGAACTAAGCAGAAGCCTAAGTTTAACTTTAAGGTTATTGATGATTAAAAAGATATAAAGATATATAGATATATAAATCTATATTTAGAGTAAAAATGTTTTGTAGTGATGCTCAAGTAGGTCGCACACGTATAAGTAAAGTTCGAGAAGGCTTTAAAACAAAGAAAACACATGTTCAACATAAAACAGATAAGAGAACAGGTCTAGATAAAGTTTTTTTACTTCAAAATGAACTCTTTAAGGAAGGTCTTGATTTAGATGAATACGTTGATTATCTTACAGATAAGATTGAAAAGAAAAAGTATTTTTATAATTGTTTAAATAGTGATAATATAGATGCCCTTAAGAAGAGGTATTCAAATCTCATCGAAAAGGAAAATACGCGTTTTAACCAACTTGGAGATGAAAAACTTCTTAATCGTAAGAGGAGAAAGCAGTTTCGTGATAAGAAACGTGCGTTAATTCGCGAAAAGAAAGCATCCCTCATTAATGAACTATACAATAATATGAAGAGTTCTCAATCTATGGGTATCCTTAGAAACACAGATGTTCTAAGTACTGATCCAGATAAATTTAATAATACAAAACTAAATTTGTTTACAGGAACAAGGTATATTGATACACAAGATAAGAAATGGGTTAACATTTATTCTAAGCTTTCTTCTCCATACACATATCATCTTTTTGACCTTCATTCAACGAGTGCCCTGAATGAGTATGTTTTTGAAAATTAGAGAAATGTTCTTCACATGTATTATAACCTAAAAGGAATGTTTCTTTCATGGATTCCGAGAAACGTTCAAAATTAACTCCAGAACCATCAATAAGTATTTGTATATGATTGATATTTTGTTTTACTATAGGTGGAGAACCATAGATATTGTAAAGTATATTCATATATTGTGATAAGTCGTTTATTTCTTCTTTTTCTCTATTTTTTTTACAGGATATTTTACTTGATAAAATATCAATTCCTATATAATTCTTTCTATCAATAATCTTTTCATATGGAAAGTTATTGTTTACACCACCATCAATGTAAAGACACCCATTATATTCAATAGGTTCAAAAAGTATGGGTATACATGATGTCATACATACAGCATCTATGTATTTTAGATCCGAAGAATTATCTTTATTAAGATATTCATTACATTGTTTATTCATATTAGTGACTCTAAAATGTAGATTAATTCCAACTAAATCAGAAAATTCTTTAAGAGTTATATCTGGACTTAAATCTTTTGCTTTTAAAACAGCATGCATTATGTAACGGTAGTCTGTTATTTTTTTAAAACCAAAATTATCAAAGAAATTTTGAATTTTTATACCTTCTATACCAGATAATTTAGCATAATCAAGTTTCTTGAATAATTCTACGGTAGATTCAATAGAAAATCCCATAAGTAAAGGTGTTAAATAAATTGAAGAACCAGAAACAAAATACATATCTTTTATCCCTTCAAAGTTATTCTTTATGATATCTTTTTCAAAAAGATATTTTAAGCTTCCTAGTATTGCGAGGCATTTCATAGCACCTCCTGAAAAAAAGAGCGTATCTATTGTATCCATTATTTTAGGATTAATATTATTTTTTTTTTATTTAACTTAATATTATTATGAGTTCTTTAAATATAGATGAGTTATATGAAACAATAGATGAAAAAAATACAAAAAGACTTCAAAAGTTTGATGGAATACTTAAAAACATCCATTCTAGAATTAAATACTATGCGAAATTAGAAAGAACATTTTGTTTTTTCCAGATACCCGAATTTATTATAGGAGTACCCCTTTACAACGTATCTGATTTAAGAAATTATATAATAAATTCGTTAAAAAAGAATGGTTTTCATATAGTTTACATTGATCCTAACTGGTTATATATAAGTTGGGCAAAAGAAGATAGAGGTAAGGTTGAGAAGAAGTCTAAACCTAAAAAAGAAAAGAATTATAAATTAATAGATGAATACAAACCAAGTGGTCAATTTGTAAATGACAATGAATTATCTTCTCTTAAAATGAAATCAAAACAATTATTTTAATAAGAACGTTTTCCTAGTTTATATATATAGTCGGTGAATATAAGGAAAAATATACCTAGTAATCCAAACAAAAGGACGTCATTGAAATTATCATTTATATTTGAAAATCCTTCAACACTTTGAATATTATTTACATAATTAGCACGATTACGTTGATAATTTAAATAATCTTGATAATCTTTATCATTTAAAAGACGTCTGTATTCCTCATTTTTATCATCATCGTCATATTCTTCTTTCTTAAGATTTTTAATTTTTTGAATCATCTTTTTTTCATTCTTTTCTCTTTGTTTAATTTCTGAAAACAATTCTTCATCTTCAAGATAACCTTCTACACCTTGAGACATAGAATTAAAATTTCTATCGAAATCTATCGCTGATTTTTCATTTTTCTTTTTCTTTTTTCCTTTATTCTGAACATTTGATGTTTTTATTTCTCCAAATGCCTCATCTAAAAAGCATCCATTCGCAACCATTTACTATATTATATATTTTTTTTATAACATAATAATAAATGATAGAAAGCGTATTCGATAAAGTAAATACAAATAAATATTTCGTTGGATTTATGATGATAATATTAACGATAGGAGGAAGATTCATTATTAGTGAATTATCCGAAGAACAAAAAGAAAAAATAGATACACCTATTTTTAGAAAAGTATTTATATTCTGCGCGTTTTTTATGGCTACAAGAGATATTGTCACGGCTACATTATTAACAATTGTATTTTTAATATTCTTAGAAAGTATAAACTTTGATGGAAATGTTGAAAAAATAGATAATAAAGATATTAGTAATTTAGGATATTACATTAAATATTAAGTGTCAAACCTGAAATATTGCTTTTTCTATCTGTTTCACCACTCATCAATGATACATTATCTAAATCAGGAATATCATCTGGTTTAAGATTCATCTGATTGATTAAATCATCTAAACCACTTGGACCATCCATTTCTTCTCTGGTGGGTTGTTGTCTAGGTTGTTCTCTTTGAACATTCATATTTCTCATTGGTGGTGGGTTGTATTCATTTTCAGTTTTACCTATACTCCCTACTGCTGCCTTAGCAAATTGATTCATTAAATCAGGATTCTGTTTTAATATATCATCCATACCTGGAATAGAAGATTTAAACATTGTATTTGTAAGATGGAACATAAAAGCACTACCACCAAGCATCATAAGTAATTTAAGTTCAGGTGCCATTTCACTCCTACCACCATACTTTTCAGCTAATTCTTCAAATACTTCGTCATAATCTGTAATGTTTTCATTAATACTTTCAGACCATCCATCTAATTTAACATCAAATGGATCAAACTTATTGTTTAAATACTCTAATCCAGTAATTGCAGCCATCATTACTTTCCTTTGTAATTTTATTGAATTTTCTACTTCTCTCTGTTTTTTCAACTTTAGATATTCATTTCTCATATCCTCAAGATGCGAGTTCATATTGTAATTCATAGTTGTTCGAATACCTTGAGATTCTAACTTTTTAAATTTATATATAAGATCAATCTTTTCATTTTTAACTTCTTGTGCTGTCATTGCTCCAAGAGGTTTGAAACCTCCATTTTCATTTCCTATTTGTTTACTAATTATTGGGTCTTCTTCAAGTGGTATAGATTTTATTTCTTCTTTAGGGGGTTGAATAAATTCTTTTTCTTCTTTTTCTTTAAAAAAATCATAGTCTTCTTTTTTCTTTGTATTTTCTTCACCACTAGAATAACCATTATCACTATTTCCAGAACTATAATTTTTATTAGCTAAAAGGTCAACACCGAAGAGAGCATCATCATTTGTTATATTTAATTGTGAATTACTACCACCACCGAGTATATTTTCATCAATGCTTATTTTTTTATCATCATTATCAAAATTAACATTAATATCGTCAATTCCCCCCATATTTAATAAACCTTAAATATTAATATTATCATATATACGCGCATAATAGTTTTAAATAGTTAAACACTAAGGTAATCAACTATATTCTGTGGCATTTCTTCAATCTTTGTATTATAAAACTTCTTTAAATTTTCTAAATTTTCCAAATCTCGCTCGGTTACAAAATTAATAGCAACACCTTTACGACCATATCTTCCACTCCTTCCTATACGATGAATATAGGTTTCTTTTGACCTGGGTAAATCAAAGTTAATAACAAGAGATAATTGTTGAATATCAATACCTCTTGAAAGTAAATCCGTTGAAAGTAATATTCTTGTTTGACCACTCTTAAATTCATTCATTGTCTTTTTTCTTTCATCAGTTGTTAATTCTCCATGAATCATAGAAACTGGAAAATTTTCTTCAAGAAGGTTTTTATAGATTTCATTTAATTTGTTTTTAGAGTTAAAATAAATAATACATTGTGATATACTTATTGTATCATACAGATCTTTTAGTATATCATATTTCCAATCACTAACTTTCATATTGATATAAAATTGTGTAATTCCTTCTAATGTTAACGCTTCTTTCTTTACCAATATTGATTGTGGTGAATTCATAAAACTATTTGTTAGTTCAATAACTTCATCTGGCATTGTAGCGCTGAAAAGACATATTTGACACTTTTCAGGAATACTTTTTACAATATTGTAAATTGTTTCTTTAAAACCATATGATAAAATTTCATCTGCTTCATCAAAAATAAGGGACACTAATTTGTCTGTAAAAAGTGATTTTTTATTTATCATATCTAAAATACGTCCAGGTGTTCCAATCACAATTTGAGGTAGTTTATCGAGACCGCTACGACATTCAAACACATCTGTCCCACCAACCACTTCCATATAAGAAACATCCATATATTTACTTAATTCTCCAACAACTTCTGTTGTTTGTTTTGAAAGCTCTCGTGTAGGGCTTATAATTACAACCTGTGTTGATTTTTCTTCTTCATTTACTCTTTCTAAACTACCAATTACAAAAGCACCTGTTTTCCCTGTTCCAGACTGTGCTTGAGCAATAACATCTCTATTAGATTTAATTACGGGTATAGAACTCGTTTGAATCGCAGACGGAACCTCAAAACCATAAGAGTATATTCCTCTTAGAAGGTTATCTTTTAAAGATAGATCTTCAAAAGATCCATTGTTATTTTTTTTTAATTCCTCCATTTACTTTTTATCTTTATATAATATTTAATAAATTATCTTTAATTGATTTAGATTTTATTTAACATTTCTTGAACTTTTTGTAAATTTGCTCCTGTAACTCTATTTATATAGTTTCTATTTTTGAATAATAAAAAGGATGGTACTGAATCTACCCTACATTTTTCACATATCTCGCTATTATCTTCATCTGAAACATCTATTTTAAAAAAAAGTATGTTATTATATTTTTCAGTTAGTTGAATAAAACTTTCCCATATTTGTTGACATGGACCACACCAAGATGCTGTAAAATAATAAAGAATATAATCATCCTTATCAAGGCTTGTAAAACATTCATCGCCAGATATAACTTTTATCATCTTTATAAATTATTATATATATATTTTACAAATTATGGACTCATAGAATCATAATTATAACTTTCATCACTTTCATAAGATTCTAGTTCTTCCATACGCTTTTCTTCATCATCAATCTCTCTTCTAATTTCTTCAATTCCAAAATTAACTGTTATATCTCCTCTATAGTTTCTATTTTGAAATACGGGCCGTGGTTCAGAGAAATCTTCCTTATTTATTACACGACTCCAATAACCAGGACCAATATAGAAACTTAAACGGTTTGAACAAATGTAATTACAAGCATGAACAACTTCATCTTTTCCACAACTAACGCTAATCCACGGCTTTCCTTCAATATCGCTCTTACAATGAATACACCGGATAGCATTATCTTCTTCATCGTTAACTTCTTCAGTTGGATGCTTCACAGAATGAGACATAATTTTTTATATATTTATTGTTTTTATTTCTTATAAAAATGTTTCAAATTTATTTTAAACTTTGTGTGATGTAGTATTACTATTTATTATTTTCATATATCTTTATACTATTTAAAAATTGAAACCTATTATATACTAGAAACAAAGTCTAAACAAAATGGATATCAAGCGTATTGATATTATTGATTATATCAATGGATATTCTGTCAGTGAACAAAATAGTGATATAATCAAAAGAGAACTTTATGATTTATACTCTATTGAAAATGATGAAAATAAAAAGTATGTAATTGATATTAATGTAGATTCTATTGTTTCAGAAAATAAAAAGAATGAAATAATTTATAATGTAAGGAAAGAAAAACTTAAAAAGTTAAAATTACTCGAACTTCCAGAGCAAAGGAGTCCGCAGTGGTATGCTATGCGAAAAGAAAAGCTAACCGCTAGTTCATTAGCATCCGCAATAGGAAAATGCCATTTTACAACACGTGAAGAACTTATACTTTCTAAAATAGAAGATAAACCATATGAATCAAATCCAATTACAGAATGGGGTGTAAAGTATGAAGATATAGCAATTCTATTTTATGAAGAACTTTATAATGTAAATGTTATTGATTTCGGACTTATCCCACATCCGACTTTTAATGCTTTTGGAGCAAGTCCAGATGGTATTTGCGATGATACTGGTAATGATGAATATGTTTCAAGAATGGTTGAAATAAAGTGTCCACCAAAACGTAAATTTACAAAGACTTGTCCACCTCACTACTTAATGCAAGTTCAAGGGCAACTTGAAGTATGTGATCTAGATCATTGTGACTTTTTCCAAGTTAAAATAGAAGAATATGAAAATTATGAAGAATATGAAAAAGATATATTTGTAAATGATGATCAAATTATTCATGGAAGAACATATTTGAATTATCCAAAAGGTGTTACAGTAAGTTATCGTAAAAAGGATGAACTAAAACTAACATACCTTTATCCAAGTTTGAACATGACAAATGAAGATTATCACGAATGGATTAAAGAAAAGAAAATAGAAATAATCAACAATGGAGATGAATACGTAGAAAGTAAATGGTGGAAAATTACGAGATATGAATGTACACTTATTGAAAGGGATTATAATTGGTGGACTGAAAATGTAGAGCATATCCTAAAGTTTTACAGTGATATGGAAGATTGTAAAAGAAATCCAGAAAAGCTTGCTGAACTAAAAGCAACTATCGCTGAATCAAAGAAAAGATCTTCAAAGAAAGAAATTAAAGTGGATGATTTCGCACTTATTTCAGATGATGAAGATTAATAATCATCGTATCTATTCAGTTTAGGTTTAGCATTCTTAGAATTTTGAGTCTTTTCTTTGTAAACAATTTTTTCTTTATAGACAATTTCTTTTTCAATACCTAAATATTTTTTTATTTCTTCTTTTCTTTCTTTTGATAACATATTATAATTTTTAAGGATTGTTTTTAAAAAGTAAAAATAATCTTCATCGTGGTTTGTAAATTGTTTTAAAATATTCGTAGCTTTTGCCTCATAATAAGCAAAGTCTTGATCATTTTCTATAATATCATCATGAAGTTTATCGTCTTCATCTTCCATCATTTCCATGATAAGGGCTACGTCAGATGTCTTTTCCATTATTATAATAAAGAATACAGTTTAGTTTTTAAACCATTTACTATAAAACAATACTATCTCCTTAGTAATGTTTTTGTATACATTATTTTTTCTATGAGAATAGTATATGGAATTAAGTTTTATACTTTTAATTATAATAATTGGTTATGTAATATTAGATAAATGTTATGAAGGTTTCGTTAGTTATCCCGATTCAATTGTTGACTGTAACCCAGAACCATATTACAAAAATATCAATGAAAATGTTTTAAAAAGTCCTCGTTTAGAAAGTTATCGAAGCTATTCTAAAAATAAAGATATGTATTCTCTAAATTCAAGAATACTAAAAGATAAAAAATGCGAACCTCAAGGTATCCCATCAAGTTTTTACTAAAATAAAACCTCTATCTATATTAAATGGTAATTAATCATAAGTTGTTATTTATAACTATATGTATATTTATCGCATATCGTTATCTAACTATAGATGAAGTAGTTTTTTTAAAATAAAATATAATATAAATTAAATGGAAACAATACTAAATAACATGATAACAATAATAATGGGTATGATTATAGGTTATCATTTATCTCATATATGCTTAGATCGTTTAACATTTTTGAATTACGTTTATAAATAAAAAAATAATTATCTATTCCTATAAAATGAACGGACCATCAACAAATATCAATGATATTGTTAATAATAATAATAGATTAAGTCATGAAGAATCAGACATGGTTGATTCTATTATCAATGATTTAAATTCTTCCAGTAGTCCCCCTACATCTCAGGAAAAAATGCCTCAAATTACCGACGAAGAAAGAGAAGTAATCATGAGACAAAAAGCAATACAAGAACAAGAACGCAGACAATATCAAATGCAACAGCAACAACAACAAATACAAAACCAACAGATGAAACAACAAGAAGAAATGATTAATATGTATTCAGAAATGAATCATAAAAAAGAAGCATCATTAGAAGAAAAGATTAAAGATTTTCTTTTTAAATCAATTGATGTATTTGTTGTTTTATTTCTATCAATATTGTTTAATGTTTCAAGTTTCTCAGAGTTTTTGAAGTTTAAATCTGTCCCTTTCCTTTATAATATAGAAAGTGAATCCTCTACAAATGCGTCAATAGTATTAAAAGCTACACTAATCGCCCTTATTTTTGGCGTCATTAAATACTTCATCAAATAATTCATTTTTTTCTTCAATAATCTTACAACATTTGTTTATCGTTACTTCTGATATCTTACAAATATCAGAAATATTCTTTTTTGAAATATCATTTTTATTTTTCTTTGTAAAATAGTAGATACAACCCGAAGCTATTGATGGTGGTGTGTTTTCTGAAATAATGTTATACTTAATAGTCAATTTACATATTTTAAGGATTTTTTCAATATCTTCTTCATTTATTTCAAGCTTATTACAAAATCTATTAATGAAGTCATCCGGTTTTGTAGATTTTTTTTTTGAAATGCGATTCTTGTTTTTTTTATCCATATGAATTATCTCTTGACATTTTTTAACACCCTTTGTCATTACATTTGAAGAAATTCCAAACATATCCGCAATTTCTTTTGAACTTCTAGGTACATCGCACTCTTTACACGCAAAGTAAACACATGATGCTATAATTCCTTCTCTGTTTGTGCCACGTGATATCTTTGTGGTAGAAACTATTTTGTAGATAGATTTAGCTTCATTTATGATTTTACTTGGAATATTATTACGTGAACATACACTTTGAATTTCTAAGAATACTTTATAAATACTTCTTTCTTTGTAAGGCATACCACTCCACTGTTGCATCTTTCTTATTTGATACATATCTTTTGAGTTAGATGTAAATGAAACTGAAGAACCTACAGAAGATTCGGGTAGTAAAGAGTTAACAGGCATTCCACAACGTGTTGGATCACTACTTTTATTATCTTTTGAACCGTAATATCTCCATTCTGGATGATCACATATATTTGTGATCACATTTGAACAAACTTTACATATAATCATATCATTATCATTTTGATAATTTTCTTTCAAATCACAACATTTAACACTATTTTCTTCTTCTTTTTTATCAAGTGTGGATAAGAAGTTAAAGTGATTTTCAAAATCCATTCTTTTTTTGTTTGGATTTTATTTTTAAATACTATTCAAATTTATATGCCAACTGAAATAATTTCTGGATTATGGATTGGCAATGTAAATGATTCTTTTGATACAATCTTTTTAAAAGATAATAATATTTCTATAATGATTAATTGTACGTTAAATTATGGATTTCCTGATTTAAATTTAAAAAAATTAAGAATACCTTTATCAAATAATTTAACTCCATGTGAAGATTTAGTTTTACTAAATAAAAATAAAGAAAAGATTTTAGATTATATAGAAGAAAACATTGAATTATCAAATATACTTGTTTACTGTTATGACGGAATATTAATTTCACCACTTATTACATCCCTTTTTTTAATCTATAAGGGATTTGTTTCTAAAGACAATATTCGAAGTATATTAAAATCTAAAAATAAAAATATTTCATTAGATGTAGATTTATCGCATTTTGGTTAAAAAAAAATATTTATAATATTATAAATATGCCTAGAAGATCAACCCGTAGAAGTGTTAATAGAGCAAATCGCCGTTCTACTAGACGTTCAACTCGTCGTGTCGCACGTTCAGCAAGACGTTCAGCCAGGCGCGTCGCACGTTCGGCTAGACGTTCAGCCCGTCGCGTCGCACGTTCGGCTAGACGTTCAGCCCGTCGTTCTGCTAGACGTTCAGCTCGTCGTTCGGTTCGCGAAGAAGGTGAAGAATTAGAAGGAGGTGCCCGCAGACGTTCAGTCCGCCGTTCAGCCCGCCGTTCGGCAAGACGTTCAACCCGCCGTTCGGCAAGACGTTCAGCCCGCCGTTCGACAAGACGTTCAGCCCGCCGTTCAGCCCGCCGTTCGGCAAGACGTTCAGCCCCCCGTTCGGCAAGACGTTCAGCCCGCCGTTCGGCAAGACGTTCTGCTAGACGTGGTGGAGAAGAAATGTCCTTTGAAACCATGAAAGGTGGAAATGGTGTATGTCCATTGGATGGTGCTCCACTAGAAGAAGGTTTCTATGGTGGGGATGGTGCCCTTGAAGAATTAGAATTGTAAATATTTAATTCAACCAATAATGTATTTTACCATTTTCATGTATTGGTCTTTCAGGTCTAGGACATTCTATCGTTCCTAACCACCAATCATCTTTTTTTTCATAATGTTTTTTACAGAATCCATCAAACTTTCCTGTAAATCCACATTGACCTCCTCTTCCAGAATTCCATATTCGTGCTTTACATCTATTTTCTTTACAATAATATTTTTCACGGTCTTTACATTTTTTATTTTTTGTCTTCGTTTGTTTTTCATCTTCAAGTTCTTTAAATTCAAAGTCATTTTTGGAAAAGAACTCTTCTATAATCTTTTCAAGTCCTTCTTTTTGTCCTTCAAAACTATCAAAGTGGTTTATTAGATCATCTTTCAATAATACTTTAAAGATGTCTTTATAGTAAGTGTTCATATTCTATCTCGTTGATTAAATTACCAACAATGTTTACTATTGTAATTTCTGTAAGTAAGGTTTCAATTTTTGTTAATATTTCTTCTTTATCACTTTTAAAAAACAACATACCTGGAAATTTTTTTTTAAGTTTTAAGAGTAAATTGTCATCTTCATCAAAATGCTCTTTACATGTTTTCTTTTTTAATTTTGTTGGATTTGCTAAAAGTTTAAATGTAATGTCTTCTGTATTTTCACTTTCCATTTGTATTAGAATATTTTAAATACTGAATATTTGAACTTTATTTAAGTTGTTTGTATTTTTTTTTATACTATTCATTGTCACAGATAGTTTTTCAGATTTAGGTGTAGTATATTCATTGTGTTTTTTTACCTTTATTGTATCATTAATTAACATGTTATCATAATTTATAACAATACCTTTAAAGAAACTATCTATATCTTCAATAATTTTTTTATCTTTTTTCTTAAGTTTAACAATCAAAAATGCCCCTTTATCGAATATGTATTCATATTCGATATTAATAGTTATACCTATCATTGAAACAAAATTAATATTGTATGATATCTTTATAGAATTTTTACTTTCTCTAAAAATTATTCTCTTAAAGTCAAAATTTTCTTTGATTATAATAAGCTTCATATTAGAATAAAAAATAATAATATAAAGAATGAAACATAAATAATGATAAATGAGGTTATCTTTAAAAGAAGAATCTCCAGTTGAGATAATCCATTACAAAAAATATTTTAATCTTAAAGACATCATAGTAAAAAGTAAACCAAATATTATAATACATGGTTGTTCTAATTCTGGTAAAACATTTTTAATAAACTATATCTTAAATAAAAATTTTGGTTTGACTAAAGAAAAAAATGAAGATAAATTAAATTATAAAGAAAATCCTAATTACTATTGCTTTAATTTTTCAAATCACTTTAAACATCTAATGATAAAAAAAATATATTCAATTATAAAAAATTATGATCATTATACAGATAATATAAAATATATTGTAATTGATAATTATAATGATATACAGGATAACATACAAAAAACAATCAAAGTTTTTATGGAGAAATATACAGAAACATCGCGTTTCATATTAATTACCAACAAACTTTTCTCTATTGATCCTTCAGTAAGGAATAATTGTTTTAATATTATGTTAAATAAACCAACTAGATATGATAAATATATCTATTTCAAGTATAAGTTAGATAAAGAAGGACTTAAATATAATGATTTCCTACTTTTGAAAAAATGTGAAAAATTTTCTGTAGAATATCTTACAAAACTTTATTGTTTTGATATAACATATTATGAAGATATTTATTCAAGGATACAAAAAAAGATGTCTTTTATCCTATATGATTCATTTAAAATAGATGAAATAAAGTCCCTGACAATGAATATAAAAGAATTAAATTTAGATGTAACTCGTTTGTTTAAAGATTTCTTTTTTAATCATAATTTTTGTGATTTTAAAAGTAAATTAATAATTAAAGAAATAGCCCATTACAATTATATAATTAAAAAATCATATCGTGATATAATTTCGATTGAATCTCTTTTAGTAAAATTATATTACATTTTGAATTATGTGTGATTATTATAAAATATTAGAGTTAGACAAAAATTGTACAAAAAATGAGATTAAAAAAAAGTATCGTAAGATGTGTTTAAAATATCATCCCGATAAAGATGGAGATAATGAAAAATTTATTAAAATACATGAAGCCTATGAAACACTCTATGATGATGAAAAAAGAAAACTTTATGATCTAAAATTAATTTTCAGAGATATTGATTTAACAGAAGATGATTATAATATTATTTTTTCTTATTATAATCGTTTTGTAGAATCGTATGAATACAAATTAATGATGCTCCTTTACAAATCTATACCCAAAGATGTAAAAGAAAAAGTTATAAGGAAATTTAAATATCGTAATACAAAACTGGTATGTGCTCAAAAAAGTATTGATATCACATATTTAGATGAGAACCTTTCTATTAATTTGGTTATGAAAAAGAGTGACTATGAAGGAGATGTTTTAAAAATTATTTACTTGTTTACAAGATATGGTGTTTATTATCTTTACATAAGAAAACCACCCAATAAATTAGTTTTCGATAATCTAAAGAATACATTTACCATTAATTTTTTTATAATTTAAATATTATATATGTTTACACATCCGGATATTATATATGACTACATATATCCCAAGATAAAAGGAAAAACGATAAAATCACAAGAATTAAATAAACTTTATAATTTTTTTTCAGATGTAAAAGTATTACCTTATGAAGAAATTGAGAGATCTTTTTCAAGTGAAACTTTTTCATCAGAATATGAGTTAAATTTCACTTCTGAAAAGATAAAAAGACAAATGGAAGATTTTAATATGAAATATAGATTTGTTTTAGCATTTCCAAATATGAAAGTAGAAATAAACATCTATACAAAAGAAAGATTAACAAATGTAAATTTCATAGATGAACTTTATAAATATATAAGTTTCATCTTATCAATTAATCCAATAGAAAAAGATATTACTATAAATTATCATTTATCTAATGAAAAGAAATTTGTTAAAACGGGTATATTAACAAAAAATGAAGTTAATTCGGGTTCATGTATAGATGATTATGAAAAATGTATTATAAATATATGGAGAAAAGAAGAGCTATTGAAAGTCACGCTACATGAACTTTCGCACGGATTAGAACATTCACGATACAATGATCCAAACGATTTAATAGAACATTACAATAAGAAGTATAATATGAACTCTAAAAAAATAAATTCACATGAAGCATATACAGAAATATGGGCAAATCTAATAAATTGCTTTTTAATATCTCAAAAATTTAAGAGAAAAAAAGAAGAATTCAAAAAACTTGTAACAATTGAGAAATTTTATTCAATCTTTCAAGCTCAAAAAGTATTGTATAATAGTCATCGAATGAATATTGATTTAGATAAAGATACAAATGTAACAGCTTACTTTTTAATAAGAGCAGAGTTATATCAAAGATTAAATGTTTTCCTTAAATTTTGTAGAGAAAACAATGAAAACTATGTAAAGTTAAAAAATACTAAACAATGGTTAGTATTTCTAAAATCAAAAATAAAAATTAAAAAGAATGGAATATTCAACAAACAAAAAAAATCTTATTTATTTAGAAATTTAAGGATGACTATTTTAGAACTTGATATTTCTCCTTAGGCCTTGGAGAATTGACCTTCCTTATTAGGGTAGTGGACCTTCATGTACTTCTGAAGGTTAAAGAAGGTTAGTTCATCGCCCTTCTTGATACGTAGAAGCTTCCTTAGAGGACCATCAACGTTGATGGTGCGCTTGTCTTCAGCCTTCTGAAGATTGTTTGCCTTACAATATTCGGTGATCTTCTTGGTTACCTCAGTGCGAGCAATGAGCTCATCGGGACCGAGCTTGAGGAAAGCACGGAGTTCATCTGATACAGGTCCAGGCTTGGCGAAACCGCTAGGAGGCTTGTTAGGATCAACTACACGCTTAGCACGTCCCTTCATTTTCTTCTGCATAACCTTGCGGTCACGAGAAACACGCTTTTCGAGTTGACGAACTGTTGTCATTAGAACCTTGAGAGTCGCCTGAGCAGTTGCCAACTGTTCTAGAACAGTCGCAAATTCATGATCATAGTTTTCTTCATCAACATCTTCTGGAGTGTTTTCTACAACAGCCGTTTCTACTGCTGGTTCAACGACCGGTTCAACGACCGGTTCAACTACTTTCTTAGAAGAAGTCTTCTTGGATGCTTTAGAGGAGGAAGTTTTGTTTGCCATTTTATTCTTTTCTATTTTTTTTTTTATTCTTTTTACCGCACTTATTATGATATAGTATATCATTTATTTCTTAAATAATTTAATATACATATTTTTTAATATATCTAATAAACTGCGAGCATTATCCATTGATGTGCCTCATAACATCTTCTTGAAACAAGTCCCAATCCTAAAAGAAAATACATAAAACCTAATTTCTTATCATCTTCTGTAAGGGCATTGTTAAATTTAGATACTTCATTTATTATTATTTCTTGTAATTGTAATGTATTTACAATAGAATTTACTTCAACCACTGGTATATTAAAAGCTAATCCATTTGGAGGAGATATTCTAGCTTTAGTTTCATATGATAAATTTAATCTATAATTCCATATATCTTCTAAATTTCTGTAAAGTCCTTTTAATTTTCTCGTATTTAAATCTAAAAACCACTCAATATTACAACCATAACCAAATTGTTCCATTTCTGAAAATATATCAATAACTTTTTGCTTTAAAATTTGTTCTCGACTTAATCTTACATTATTACTATTATTAATTATATCTTCTTCATTTGTAAGATTTAATAATTGTGATAATTTATTTGCCCTATCTTTTACTTCTTGAGGTATTTCTTCTCTCGTATATGGATTACCTTGTCCCATTTCTATTAACTTATTAAATGATCTTATATCAAAAAACCAAATGAAATTTCTATTATCTTTGTAAGAAAAGAAATATTTTTGATCTATATCACTTATACTATCATATGTGAAAAAATCATTATCATTATTACATTTCATTTTATCTTTGAAACCTTCACCCTTTAAAAAATTAATTTTTATATCTACATATTTCCTTTGTAACACCTTTAAAAAATTTATGTTTTTTTCATTCAAAAAATTTCTCGTAAATTTAGCTTCCTTGGGAATAACAATATCTTTATCATAAGAGTAATAATCTTTCAATATATTGAATAAATATGTTTTAGTTATCTTTCCCCACGAATTTCCTTTAAAAAGTAAGTCAAGAGTATTTGTGATATCTTTTTTTAAATAATCACCCTCTTTACTTGTGAATCTTTCAAATACAATAAAGTCATCGTATATTAGATATTCTCTCTTGTGTCTTCGACAGAAACCTCCATACAAACACCCTTTTACTTTAATATCACAGTTTTCATATTTACACATCCTATTTAATATCTTCTTTGAAAAAAATATTTAAGTAAAAAAAAATGTGCCAAAAAACTAAAATTTGAAACTTATATAAAGATATAGTATTATAATAAATTAGAAAAGAGAAAGAAAACAGAACAACAAAGAACAACAAAGAACAACAAAGAACAACAAAGAACAAAGGAAAACAAAGGAAAACAAAGAACAAAGAAAATGGCTATGTCTCCAAGCAAGATTGACTTCTCCAAGATCACCATCTCGGCACCAAAGACGATGGACAATGGTGGAAAGATGCTATATATTAACTATGGTGGTGGAATCAACTCGCTCTATGTAACTACACCAGAGGTTGAAGTTCCATTTGACCCTTCTTACTTCGCAGATAATGAAAATTCTGGTAAGTATTCAGTTAAGTTTTCAATGAAGAACTTGGATGAAAACAAGAGTATGAAGGATTTCCATACATGGGCAGTTAAGATGGATGAGATGCTTCTCGCAAAGGCTAGTGAAAACAGTCTTTCGTGGTTCCGAAAGGCTAAGCTTTCAGATGATACACTCAAAGAACTTTACACTCCAATGGTAAAGGTTTCAACTGATCCAGAAACGGGTGAACCAAATGGGAAGTATCCCGATTCATTTGCATTCAAGATCAATAAGCGTGATGGAAAGTTTAAGGATTTCTCTATCTATGATAGCAATAAGAATGTATTTGATATTGAAGGGACAACAGAAAATCCAACCGATATTACAAAGATTATAGTGAAGGGTGCTCTAATCAAAGTGGTTCTAAAGTGTAATGGTATTTGGGTCGCAAATGGTAAGTTCGGTTGTACATGGAAGGCGGAACAGATGCGTGTAAAGGTCCCCGAAGGTGGTCTAAAGGACTTTGCTATCATGAGTGAATCTGAGGATGAGGATGAGGATGAGGTAGTAGTTGAATCTAAGCCTTCTCCAGCAATGATTGAAGACAGCAGTGATGAAGAAGTTGAAGAGGTAAAGGAAGCAGAAACAGAAACAGAAACAGGAACAGGAACAGAAAAGAAGAAGGTTGTAAAGAAGGTTCGAAAGGTAAAGAAGGCAAGTGATTAAATCTTCACTAACACTAAGATGAAATAAACATTATAAAAAATAATAAATTTTTTTTGCGTAAAATTTGTGAAAATATATTATAAATATTAATAACTGCGTCGTTGGTGTAGGGGTTAGCATATCAGCCTTCCAAGCTGGTGTCCCGGGTTCGAGTCCCGGACGACGCACTTTGGCACTTTGGTCTAGTGGTATGATTCTTGCTTTG